GTACCCTAACTGTACTCGCTTCTCACCCTTTTGTAAAGCTCTACGTTTTTGCTCACACACATGCACCATCAATGTTTTTTCACGAACATATCCTGTGTTGCAATATTCACATACGTATGGCTTAGAGCTTTGTTGCAATGTCATGTGCTTCTGCAAGTGTTTTGAGTTCTTTTTTTGTAGATAGTTCAGCAAGTTGTTCGATCTCTTTCATTTTCATATTAGGGTGTATTTCACTTAACAGCTTAATTGCAGCATTATTATTGCCATCTTTTTTCTTAAAGCCAATGTACGGATGATATACAATTTCACCTGTTCCGCCGCTAGCGCACAATAACTGCCACATTAATTCTGGATGCCCGTTATCTTTGCCAACACCGATGTCGTTGAAATGCTTATTATAATATTCGTTAGTTTTAAATACTGCAAGTTCCTGCGCTTCTCTGTCGCCACTAACTGCACTAACATATCTATTCAGCAACCAAAAACTTACACTCTTTTTTTCTTCATTAGATAATTCTTTCCAAACGCTTTTTGAATTCATATCAACTGCTGCTAGTACGTCTTTTACTGGTAATCTATTCTGTGCCATATAACTTGTCTTCTCTTGTTATTGTAACATTTGATGAAAATATAACTCTTTGCTCGTCTGTCTGATTGTATGAAACAAAATGCTCAAGACATGACGGAAATATTATTACTGAGCCATCTTCCATTGTAGGTTTAAATACATTTGGAAATTGATTCTGAGGATCTAGTTCAAGATACTTTAAATGATTTGATAAACTAGGAGCTCTAAAATTAAGTTGCCCTGCTTGTTGATTGGGCTGTTTCAATACTACTACGCAAGAAAATGCAGGAACATTTGTTGTTAGATGATCGTGCAACTGTTGATGATCATTCTTCTTATAAACATTATACCAAGTATCAACTTCAACGTTATAAGGAAACTGAAAGAAGAATGAATCTAGATAAGTCTGAATATAAGGCGCTTCGGATATTACTTTATTCCACTTAGTAAAGAACTCTGGGTCATTCCATCGTTGCGACTCGTGATTAGAAATTTGATTAACTGCACCAGGGGCTTGCTCAACTGTATTAGCTTTAGTATCTTCTAATACTTGCGGCAAGTAAATCTTCTGTAACACTCTTAAATCAGCAGGTTGCAGTTTACTAATCATAACTGGATAACCTTCAATATTAGTCATCATAATATGTTATCCTTTAAATATTCTTGCTGTGCCATTCGTCTACATCCTCCGGTGCGTTTATCTCTACTCCATTATAGTATACACTCAAACAACCAATTTGCCAACCGTTTTTGAGCCACCGAAGTTGTTCTAGTTGTTCAATTTCTTCTTCGCGTTCTACAATTAAGTTAGGATACATTTCTAATGCGTTACGCTTGTATCCGTATACACCTAAGTGCCATTCGCCGTAGCCTGTCATACCTCTGCCAAACCAAAGTGCGCTGTCGCCAGCACGTACCATTTTAACTGAGTTAGGATCGTTTTGTTTTTCTTCTGGCATCTTTGTAAACACTGTGCTTACAGGATAGTGTTGCAAACTTGAAATACATTTGTCAACCATATCTGTTGTTGCGTCAGGCATGTCGCCTTGTACATTTATAAACTTATCGTACTGTTTTAATTGAGGACAATATTTCACAGCGCCGGCACACCGTTCTGTGCCGTTAGAATATTCATCTTGTTCATCAATCCAAAAGTGCCTATCGGGTATCAAATTTGCAATACGTCTATCATCAGTAAGTACGTATGTTGGTAGATTAGACGCAATACAAGCGTCATACACACGTTTTATCATAGGAACGCCATCTAACTCTACAAGTGGCTTACCAGGGAAGCGTGTGCTTGCGTAACGTGCAGGTATAAGGATTGCTGTCTTACTCATCCTACTACCTTACTAATTGCAACTATGTCCTTTACTACACTTTCAAAGTCGTCTAAGCGTAACATATTAGGGCCATCGCTAGGTGCTACATCAGGATTAGGATGTACCTCTAGGAAAAAATTAGTAACACCTAAAGCACTAGCTGCACGACATAGGCCAGGGACATAATCCCTATTCCCGCCGCTGCTACCTCCGAGACCGCCTGGCTTCTGTACGCTGTGTGTGGCATCAAGAACCACAGGCACATCAAAATTAGAAAGCATGTAATCAATGCCGGTAAAATCAACAACCAAAGTATTATATCCAAAGCTAGTTCCTCTCTCTGTTATCCAAACTTCTTTAGTGTCTGTACACTTACTTAGTATACCTTTCATATCCCACGGAGCAAGGAACTGTCCTTTTTTGATATTAACAATCTTGTCTGTTGCACATGCAGCCTGTACTAGGTCAGTTTGCCGGCAAAGGAATGCAGGTATCTGTAGCACATCTACTGTATCATTAAAGAAAGAAGTAATGTGACTACAATGCTCTGCTGTATGAACGTCTGTGAGGGTCTTAACACCATGCACTTCTTTAAGTAGTCTAAAGTCAGCTAGTGTTTGGTTTATTCCTACTCCTCGCTTATTACCTAGGCTAGAACGATTTGCTTTATCAAAACTTGCTTTGAAGATATAATCTACACCATACTTGTCGCATACTGTTTTACACTTCTCTGCAATGTGTGCTGATTGTCCCAATGACTCGTGCTGACACGGTCCTGCTATAATTTTTATTCTAGGGATCCAATCTCTCATTTACTTGCCTCTGTTATCATTTTAATGTTATTGCTTATCATAGCATTAAAATCTTCGTCTGTCAAGCTATGATATAGATCTTGTGACAATGCTCTTGAGAAACTAGCAGTTACATTTTCATTAAGTCCAAGTCTGTTACACGCTTCTTCTGTACTGTATCCGCCACTTAGGAATACTACTCGTTCTACATTATGCTTAACTGTTAAGTTGTGATACAAGTTGGGTGCATCGGGTGGTGTTAGTTTAAGGATAACTTTAAATTTTTTCTCATTTAAGAACTTCTCTAATAGTGCGTATAGTTCTTGTTCGATCAGAGCCTTCTCAGGATGATCAATAGGAACCTCTGGTTCGATGATAGGTACAAGTCCGTAACTACAAATAGTTTCTGCTAGTTGAAACTGTTGTGTAAGAATTGCTCTAACCATGTCTACACTTTTAACAATACTACGCATCTTTGTGCCATAGATTTGCGCACCAATAGATCCGTTTTCTGGTGTGCGTTGTGTAGCCCACTCTAGCATTTGTTTTACTGGAAACTGTTTAAGCATACCGCTTTCTTCACATCCGCTGTCAATCTTTAGAAACGATTCAATACCCATGTCATCCAAGATGTTAACCATTCCACGTGTAACTGTGTCTTGGTAGAGGATTGCTCCCCAAATGTTTTTGTCGTTGAAGTCAGGTGAGTTAACCATACGCATACGCATTTCGTGTACACGATCCATTTTGTTATCTTCTGTGTACTCACGTCCATAACGTTCTAGTACGCCACCTGTTGAACCACCACTGTGATCCATTGCTGCTATAAATCTACTCATGATATAATCCAATCCATATTCATCCAGTCTGTATCTTCTGGCATCATCTCAACTTTGTCGCCGTGAATTTGCTGAAGCTGATCCCAAATACCAGTATTGTTCATTCTTAGTGTGTACGACGATTTTGTAAAGTTGCAACAACGATATCGAGACCCACTAGAACCATAGAAGTAGTAGAATGCTTCGTCCTCTTCTACCTTTGTAATGCCACTGTTCATACGCCAACTGTTGCCATCTAAGTAACCGCCAGATGTTCCAACAAGAAGACGATAGTGAGGATCATCGCCTTTCATCTTGATAACTACCCAGTTGTCACATGTGTAATCACTCATAAGTTTCCCCAGTGCTTCTAAAGAAGTTCTCACTCCAAAATGCTTTGTCGTCAATCCAAATATCGTAGTTTTCTTTTTCGCCTACACTTAGTTCGTGATGCTTTGCACCCCAGGTTACTAATTGATTGTGTGTTAGTCGCCAATAATCAATTCCACTTACGCATCCACGGGCTGTCATATACTTGATAGTGTGTCCTGCATCATATAATGCATTTACTTTTGCAATACGCTCGGGCATTGGAATATGATTAGCGTAGTCTTTTTTACCACCACTGTCTGGAATAATTACTTCCTTACAGATAGTTCCGTCAATGTCAATTATGTATTTTAAACTGGTCACGATTTTTCCTTTATAATGTAGTAAGTTGTCACTAGTGTATCTAACAACTTTCGCAACGTAGGATGGTGTTCTGATAACTCACATAATTCTTGCCACTCTGCATAACATATTAAGTCACCTTGTGCTCTGGCAACTCCTGCAGGATCGCCGCCTACTATCCAACGTGGTATATCACTGTGTGGAGGGTCACGATAATGAGCGTAGACAACACCGTCGCTACGCTCATATATCAATGCTTCTCCAGGTATCAAATTACCCTTGGGCCGTGTCATCTGTACGTCCTTTGATGTAACGTAGCAAGAATCCGTATGCTGGAAGGAAGATAATTAATCCTACTGCAATCTTTAAGCCTGCTTGGCTTGTAGCAATTTCCATCCAGTTTGCTGCCATATACTCATCTGCTGAGTTATTAAACGCTACTGCAAAGAATGTGTAACTGTCAATTACGTTTGCAACAACTGTTGACAATGCTGGAGCAATCCACCACTGCTTTGACCAGTTCTCACGGAAGTATTGAAACACATATACATCAAGGAATGTACCTACTGCATACGCTGTTGCACTTGCAAAGCCAATACGCATTGCTACACTTTCTGGTGCACCTTCTGCTAGAACTACTGCAATACTTGCAATGATAGCAATAGGATACGCTGCTAGAATAGTTGCTCGAGCAATGTTCTTACCTAACATACGTACTGTTAAGTCAGTTGCTAGAATAACTAGTGGAAACGTAAACGCTGCCCAAGTTAATTTAAATCCAGCAATCTCTACTGGAATAGCAACTAGTGCGTTACTTATTGTGATAATGACAACGTGCAGTAGTGCAAGTTTTAACATCATCGTTTTATCAATATTTTTAAACATATTTTATTTCTTTCCTGTTGATGTGCCGCTTGTACGACGA